TTTTTTACAATCATTATTTCTGCGCTAATCGGATTCATAGTATATCCGGTGGTACTGCGTTATGGAAAAGGCTCCTTTGTGGAATTCCTTAGGAGTTTATCAAATAAAACCCTTTAAGATATACAGAGATGACACTCGAAAAATTTTTACAAATCCTCGCTATTGTATCTTCGTTGATTGCTTGGCTTACGAATATCGCCCCAAGCATTTTCAACATTTTTCCGCTCTAATCCGCAGGGGGTACTTTGTTACCCCCGATGAATAAACCAGAGGGGTGAAATTCCCCGAAAATAAATAAATTGTTAAACTAAATTTTTGGAGAAATGAGACAAGAAATGAAAAACGGAACTCCGGAAGCATTACATGATGTATGCCAAGACAAGGCAATCAAGACTTCCCAGACTTTCGTGAATCCAGGAACTCCCGAAGCCGCTTTGGTTAAGAGGGAAGACATGATGCAGGCTACCCTGCGTGGTAACGGCTCTGATGTTCTAAGAGAGAACATCATTAAATAAGCCAACAAACAGTAACTAAGAAATCGTAGAAATCATGAGTGAACAAACTGAAAAAAGAAATGTTGCTATACCGGAAAGCATAGAGCTGAACGGAGTTACTTATTCTGTAAAGGAAACCCCTGAACTGCAAAGTTTCATACAAGAAATTTCCAAAGTGGAAAGAGCCAAATTATACTCACAGATGGATAATCTGAAAGAACAAATCAACAAACTTTCACAGGCTGACGTTACGCCTTCTACCCCTTTAGACATAAACGCCCTTGTGAAAGCGTTGCAGAGTTCTTTCGTTACTCCGGAATACTTGAAAGAACAGCTTAAGTCTACTATGACTGAGGTTGTCACTCCAATGCTTAAGGCTACAGAGGAAAACAAGAGAGCAGAATTGGAAGCTTACCGGCAGGAATTAATCAATAAGAACATTGCAGTATGTATTCCGGACCTCGTAGTGGGGAACTCAAAAGAGGAATTGGATGCAGCATTACAGAAATCCATTAAATTACGTAGTGCCTATCCACAACCTACTACGGCAGAGAAAACTATGGACCCGCTTCTTAGGAGGCAGGCTCAGCAAATAACAGAAACTCCTACGTCTGTTGATAAGACTTCTGCCAAGATGCCTGAGGTTCCAAAGGTTCAATCTCCCGATTCTACCATACAGCTTGACTTGAAAAAACTTACTCCACAAGAGTTTGCAAAACAACGTGAAGCATTGAAACAAAGTATTGAAGCAATGTATGGCGGATAGGGAAAAATGTTAATCAACAAATTAAAAAGACAATGCTAACTACTATTATTTTTCTGTTATTGGGCGTTTTGCTCACTCTTTCAGGACTGTTTTTTGGAGAAACCACCAGCCAGGGTGTAAATGGCGGTGGGTATGTTTCCATACCACAAGCTGTCCGTGATTTTTATTCTAAGGAAGTTCTTTTTCAAGCACAACCCAGACTTCGTTTCGCACAATTTGCGAAAGTAAAACGGGATTTACAGGCGGTGAAAGGAAAATCTATTGTATTTGTTAAATACGACAATCTCTCTGGAGGTGGTTCTCTTGATGAATCCGATATTTTAACCCCAGAAGGAATAAGTACATCCGAAATTATCATACCCGTTAAAGAACAGGCAAATGCCGTACAGGTAACGGAGTACCTATTGCGTACTTCTTTGCTTGATGTACTGGGGGATGCTTCAAAACTTTTGGCAAACAATATGGCTATTGTTCTTGATGGACAATTCCGTGATGCAGCTCTTTCCACAACTAATGTAGTTTATGGAAATAGTGCAGCAAACCTTGCCGCTTTAGGAGATTCCAGCGTATTTAATACAAAAACCGTAAAGGATGCTATTGAAACATTGGCTACAAATAATGCTCCGAGAATTGAGGGAGATTATTATGTATGTATAGCACATCCGCACCAATTAAGAAGTTTGCGTGACGATTCAAACTGGCAAAATGCCAATGCTTATATGGGTCGCAGGCAGCTTTATATTGGGGAAGTTGGTATGTATGAAGGATGTATCTTCATCGAGAGTACCCAAATGCCCGTTCTGAATGCTGCAGCTATTGCTGCCAAATATGGTGCAGGTGGTAGTATAACAACCGGATATGAAGCCGTATTTTTCGGAGAAAATGCTTACGCTTGGGGAATTGCCCTTGACGTGGAACTCCGTGATGACGGTGTTGTAGAAATGGGTCGTAAACACACCCTCGGCTGGTATGGTATCTGGGGAACAGGTATCCTTGAAGGCAAAAACATTGTTAAAGCATTAACCGTTTAAAAATTTTGACGTATGACCAAGAAAATTGAAGAAAAGAAAGTACCTGCCCAAAAGAAGGCAGCTCCGAAACCCGTAATTGTAGATTCGCAGGAAGTACAGGCTATTGAACAGGATGTACCGGAACTTGAAGAACCTGAAGAAGTTGTTGTTCAGGAAGCTCCGAAAAAACAAGCTCCGGTACAGAAACCTGTGGTTAATACCCAGCAAAGGTTAGTCCGAATAAGGACATCGGAACCCGTACAAGCAATAATCGCACAGGTAAAGTATGACTTTCCGAAAGACAAGGAAGTTTCTGTACCTGCTGATGTTGCAGCCATTTTAACGACTTCCAGAAAAGCGTACAGAATTTAACAATGGACAATCCCGTAACTTTGAACGAATTGATAACAGCGGTCAGAGAACTGACCTTTGACCGCTTCGTTATCCCAGCGTTTGCTATTAAAAGTATTCCAGATTGCAGTATTACTATTGATTCAAAGACGGCTAAAAAATTAAGCATAACGAAAACGTTGGAGGATGAAACTACTACACTTGTGGATATAGACCTTAGTGTCTATGATACATTTGATAAGTTGCTCCAAAAACTGATAGAAGATGAAATCGTGCTTTCATTTACTCCATATTTCAAGGGGGATGAGCCGGTTTCCGACTTGCTCAAAGTTACAGACAGACCATTAAGTTCAGATTTCACAGCTTTTCGCCGTTATTTTTTCTCAGATGAGGAAATCAACAGGTTTATAAATTGGTATTACAGCGTAGTTTTACAAATTCGTGATGTAGAAATAACAGATGACATTACCAGTTTATTGGTTAGACCATCAGAAAGACATCTTACTATCTGGTGCGCTTATCAATTAGTGGATAAACGAAGAATGTATGAATCAGCAGCCCAAAGTATCGGGCAAACTTATACGGATGGCTCAAATTACGTAGGTTCTGAAAGTTCCAAAAGCCCATTACAGACGACAGTTCAGATAGGCTCCGTATTTTCCATTACGGAAAATGAATCGGAAGGTTATTTTGTGGAAGATTTTGGGCGTGTAGGTTCGGATAACATATGGGGTGACAGATACTCTTTCTGGTACAAGCTGATGCTTTACCTGCGACAATTACTGGAAGAAAGTTTCCACGATTATTCGCTTCGTAAGGATACGGTAATACCGGGAAATATTACATTACTCAGAGAACTTGACTTTAGAAGCTACTATGATAGTTACCCATTCACGCTTTCTCCGCTATCAAGAGGTATTGTATCAAAAAATCCTTAGAGTTCCTTATACCATAGAACTCGAAATCGTTTCCGTACAAAATGATACTTCTTCGGGGTTTTCACTTACAAATTTTGTGGGTGATAATCCTCGGACTCCTATATTGTACAAGCTACAATGTTTATACAACAAGGAGATTTCCAATAGGGAAAGGGAAAAATACGGGTTGCCTATGGAGGTAAACGGGGAGATTTTTTTATCCCCGAAACAATTAGTACCTTTATTTGGAACATACAAATTGAACTGGAACAAGACAAAAGTTCATTTTGAAGAACGCATACAGGTCATAGACAGGATTATCTATTTGGAGCCTATGTATGAAAGTTGTGTGGGTGTTCAGGTATTTGTAAAAGATGTTTTAAAAGGAGGATAGTTATGTGCAATGTAAAATCCCATATCAGAAAAGGGAAAAATAAAGCTACAAAAGTAAGACAACATAGCCGTAAAGATAAGGTATCTTCCCTACGTGGGAGTAAAGAGTTTAGTACACCCAGACGTAAAAAACTGGCAGAACGTGGAAAAGCGTTGCCAGATGGTTCTTTCCCGATTGAGAGTAAAAGGGATTTGGCAAACGCAATTACGTCTGCGGGTAGAGCAGGAAACCAAGCCAAAGCAAGGGCGTGGGTTAAAAAAAGAGCAAAAGTATTGGGTGGTTTAGATATGATACCACAAAACTGGAAATAACTATGGGCGTAATTAAAAGAGCTACCAGCAAG